GGAACAATCTTCATGTGCGCCCCACACGTCGCGCACGGCTGATTGCTTCACCGTGTTGTTTCTTCTGCTCTGGTGTTCGTGCAGCGTGCCCGAGCCTGATCTTTTCAGCGCGCATTACCCGTTGCTCCGGCGTCATATTGGCGTGTGCCTTACGCACCGCCTCACTGCGCTGTTCCGGTGTAGTTGATGCCATACGCTTAGTCACCGACTCACATTGCCACTCACGCCGCTGTTCTGTTGTTGGCGGTAGCTTCCCAGTTATCTCATCACACACGATTCCGTACACCTCACTCCAGGTATCAGGGATAACTGTCGACAACTCTGACTCAACAGGTGGCTTCACAAGAACCGCCATAACAGAGCTTTTGGTGATACCAACGTCGGCAGAAATGCGTCGCAGCGACCACCCAATGCGACGCAGGTGAACGATTCGGTTGTAACGTAGCTCTCGCTCAACTGATGTTTTCCCGTATCGACCAGCACGAGCCTTGCGAGCAATCTCCCACCTTACACCGGCCGGCATATCCATTCGGTTATCGACATATGAGCCGAGTAGAATGTTGTCGCGCGTGCAGTGTGTTTTCACATCGTCCTTGTGCCGTACAACTCTGGCGTCTAGTGCGGGCTCTCCATACCAGCAATAGGCCGCAAAGACGTGTAATAGAACATTCCTTTGTTTACGTGGTGGTTCAACCACAACCTTGAAACTAGGGTACCCAACACTCGACGGCGTTGCCCGCATCTTCTTACCACGCGGGCTTAGAAGAGTACCGTCGTCAAGTACGCGGTATCCCTTTTCGTAAGCAATCAAGATCGCAGTGCGACTCTTTAGATTCATGGGTTCTGAAGAGCATCAAGCCCCCGCTGCACCAACTCGCGGATCACCGCCCCCTGACTCACGTGCTCGTCCAACTTCTTACGAGCTGTCGTGAGTGCCTCGATGGCTTCCATCTGCTTCGCGGTTGGGAGAAAAACGTACTGCTTCGAACGGTTACGCGGACGCGATCTTGTCTTGGTTGCCATAAGATCATAGCTTACGGCGACAATCGGCGTCTGTCAATGACTCCTCAAGTCAAGATTGTTAACCTCCTCGATGCACGCGAAATTGCAGTGTAATTCCAACGTCTTGCCTCATCAGACACTTGGTCTCTTTCGTAGACGACAACAACATGATCGAACTGAGACCCCTGTGCCTTGTGGCAGGTGAGGCAGTACGCCCAGTCAAAAAGTCTCCCACCGCTTGAAACCGTCTCTGCTGGGATTCCGTAGTTACACAGTTCGTCAACGCTTGCGAACGTCTTCTCTCGGTTGAACTGATGCCCGTTTGCCTCGTGCCACTCACCCGCCATGCCGTCGTCCGGAAACGCGACATGCGCGTGAAGGATCCAGTTTCGTCGCTCATCGAGGAACGATGGCTGTGTGAGAAGCCCCCGCATCCCGTTGCAGACGAACCCGTAGTTGTGGAGCGCCACGATTGGTTCCCCTACGACCGGCGGACCTTCGTAACCCTGAAGTAAACGCGCCATCTTGTTGATGGTTACGCGTGTCTTGTTTGTCCATGCGACGAATGTGACGTCGAGCCGGTTCGGCTCCGCGAGGGTTTCCCGTATGACGGCCTCCGTCTCGCTTCGCTGGCGGAGTCGGCAGTCTTCGTTCCACCCAGTAAAGTCTCTAAGCCGGCCACCCTCACGCACATGACGCGCGAGGGCCACGATGGGGCTCCCTTCTGCTTGCCGGTGGATCTGTTCGAGACGCAGCATAGGGTTCTGCATCAACGAGCCCGACGCCCGAACCGGCGGGAGCTGGCCATGATCGCCGACTGCCAGTACGGGGACACCGCGTGCCTGAAGCGTTCGGAGCATGTCGTCCGAAATCATGCTGGCCTCATCGACTACAATGAGCCTATAGCGACGGTCGAGATCGATTCGGTTATGCCACCCGAGAAGTTCTTCGGTCTTGCTGTCGATGACGGGACGAAGGAGGAGCTTGTGGAACGTCGTACAGAGCGGCGGACCACCGCTCTCAGTGAGCGAGGTATCGAAGAGGTGGCGCCACTTGCGGCTCGGCGGCTTGCCGTCCGGGGGACGCTGAAGCGTCGTGATTCGAGTGCCGCCAGCCGTGAGCTTGCGCGCCAAAACGCTCGCGGCGCGGCCGGTCGGCGTGATGTAGGCCGTGGGCGTGGGGAAGTGCTTGGCTAGCTCGCCGAGAAGCGTCGTTTTTCCAGACCCGCCGAAACCACCGAGAGTAAGGAGTTGCTCACGGGGGTTACGAAGCCAGTCTAGGATCGCGTCGTGGACGCGGAGTTGGTCGGGGGAGAGGTCCATCAGCGAGTTTGTATCGCTAGCGCCTGATCCAGTTTGTGGCGCAACTCCTTCTCGCTCCACGGTGGCTGGCAACGCTGGTTGTAGTCGAGGAGCAGGTCCCACACGTCGGACTCCAGCAGCGTGAAGTCGCGCACCAACTTCTGAGCCACGGCAAAGGTGGCCGCATGCCCACTCGAGCCTGAAACAGCGGGAAGCACAGTGAAAAGCCAGTCGCGCGCCTTCCTCACTACCTCTGACACGGGCGCGTAGAACGCATGCTCGCTGGCCGGTACGTGACCTGCGGGTTTGCGGCACTGGGCAGTCTTGGTGCCGTAGGGTTCTCGACCCACGGCGTCACAAAGCCCTCGGTTGGTCAGCGAGCGCTTCTGCATCTCAAGGAACGTTTCGACGAAAAACGCCTCTTTCTCGCCGCTACCATCGCCACGAACCTCGACGAAATACCCGGCTTTCGTCAGGGCCTTCACCATGATGGTGCTAGCGGTCGTCTTACCGGAGCCTTGCGGTCCTTCGATCGTGATTTTGAGCATACGTTCCTCATTCCTCATACGGGAAAAACTCACCGTTCACCCAGAATCCACGCTTTAGCCACAAGCAAGATCCGTCTGTTGCGTTCGTGCGAATGTCTCGACGAAGCTCATTGTGGGTCTCACGCGTAGCCCGCGTCATCCAACCACCACGCTTCCACTCACGCCACGCATGCCAAGCGGCGTGAAGAGCTTCATGACAGGCACCTTTGCTACCAAGGATTCCCGCAAGCTCCTTGTAGGATGTTGGCTCTACCAAGATAACCCTTCGTTTTTCACCATCCGCTAAGTCTCCAACCCAGTCGTCGCGATCTTGTTGCATCCGAAGCCATCCAAGGAAGGTTGCGCCAGAAGCAACAATACTTACTGCGCCCTTGCCTTGATTGCATGGTTCGCAACTTGCCGCGAGATTCGTTTCTTCGTTGGTGCCGCCCAATGCAAGAGGAACCACGTGATCGACAACGAGCCGCCTTTCAGCAGCGTGCGTTCCGCAATACACGCAGGAGAAATTAGAGCGCATCAGCACACGAAACCGTAGGCGCTTGCCGGTCGACTTGCGCTTCACAGCGCACGCATTCGCTCAACCGCCGCCTGCAACGGTTCGTCGTTGAGTCGTCGAGGCCAACAACATCCTCCTGCAATCCACATGAGAGCCGCGTAGATATCCGCCAGGCGGCGGACGACCTTCTCGCGCATCGCAGCCCCCTGTTCGCCTTTAAACTGGCCGGGGATCTGTGCCTCGTGGCCGCTCTCCCACGCCACTAGTGTGGCACGGGTGACGCCTGCGATGCGGCAGACCGCCGACTCACTGAGCCCCACGAAGCGACGGATGGTGCCGCGGTTGTCGTACTCGGGTCCAATCTCCATTCCACCGACCATACTCACCATGGTCAGTCTATACATTATGACCAAACCGTGCGTCAAGATCATTATTTCCCGCGCCACGGCACGCGCGGACCCACGACCGCAAAGCTGGAGGCGTAAGCCATCGTGGTGGTGCTGACGCTTATTTAGTGAACAACGGTTTACATTAGTAAGTCTAAGTACCCGATCTATAGTAGATGTCACAACTGTCACAACCATTGTCCATAGAGTGGTTTTAAATTCGGAGATCGTGTTGGTGTGCACGGCACCAAGCAGGCTGGGCTACAACAGTGTCAGTGGTCGCAACGTGCGATAAAATAAATTCCACGCCGCGGAAATTGTTTTTGGGTCGTGTTGCTCGTGACATTGGAGCTAAACACAATGAAAACAATAGCTTGGATGTAACAACCACGAACAAACGAGGTTGTGACAGGTTGATGCGGTTGGGACACGCGGGGTGCGCTAAGGCGCTGGACTCGCTCGCGATTCGACCGGGTAACCACCCTACTTCTCTTCGTCCTCTTCCGCAACTTTCTTGTAGCGCCGTGAGCGTCGACCACCTTCCCCGCGGAGCTGGATCGGTTCGTAGCCGAATCCACGCAGGATGGTCGCAATCCGCATCTCGTCCCCTCGGGTGATGTGGCCGGTCTCTTTTCGGAGCGCTCCGATCGCCACCTCGTGAGTGAGCACTCCATCGGTGGCAACGTCGATTAATCGGATTTTTTCGATGGTAGTGATGACAGTTGACTTTCCATCCAGACCCTCAGACTCAATGTCGAACTTCTCTGTGATAGTTGGATTCTTGAGCCAAGATTCAACGATCGGAGCCCAGATGTCGTCGCGAACTCGGTCTTGCTGTTGATCTTCGCAGAGTGCGCGGAACTCTGGGGTGTTTACGTGCCACGGCTCACCAGCGAGGTAGCGAGCGTGGGCCTCAGCCCAGAGTTGGTCACGATCTCTGCGTAGTGCATCCCGATCCACGTCGCCCTTCACCTTGATGGGTAGGAAGCGGCGGTTCCCCGTGGTGTCCTGGAGATACTCGGACTCGTTGGTGGTGCCCGCGAGAACCCCTTGACGAGGAACGTCGGCATTTCTCTCGCCGTATGATCGACGGTACCGATCGGAGCGAGCACCGACGAAGTTTTTGACCTTCGTGACCTCGCGCCCACGGACACCGTCTAGCTCACCGATCTCGTAGATCCAGACGCCTCGCAGGTTCTGGTAGGAATCCTTGTTACCGATATCGAGCCCAGAGTCTGCGAACCATGCTGGTGATGCAAGGATCTCAAGGCCAGTTGACTTGCCGCGCCCCTGCTTCTTGCTCTCCAAGATGAGTGCGCAGTCCGCCTGGCAACCAGGCTCCATGACCCGCGCAACAGCACTGATCATCCAGCGCGCGGAGACACCTCGCGTGTACGGTGTGTCGTCGGCCTTGAAGTAACGGGAAAGCATCGTGTCAAGCCTCGGTACCCCATCCCATGTGTGCGAGCGGAGATAGTCGCGCGGCGGGTGACGCCCCATGGCGTTTGCCACTACCTCAGCGGCTCCGTTAGCGAGCTTGTCTGTGACGGTGATGTTTTCTTCACGAGCGAGCCAGTTGACGAGTTGCTTAGAATCTAGTTCTTTCCATTCGTTGGTGATGGTACGGTGTGCATTGGGTTTTACTGGCTCGGTACGAATACGTTTCTCGAAGTCCGGCCACGGCGGCTCGCGTGTCTTGACTACGCACTCAGAGAACTCGTCGTAGACGAGCACACCACTCCATGCCGGATGGAACGTTAGAATGGTGCATACGTTCGGCTGAACGCTGAGTACGACGTCGCGCGGCTGACCCGTGACAGGATCCTTCTGCTTCTTGGTGAGGAGATGGCGCCGCCAGTTGCCTTCGTTGGGCTTGGAGCTTGAAGGTGGTTTTGCTGGAGGTGCGGGAGGCGGCGCCTCGGGTCCAGGGTCTGCGTAAGGAACCTCATCTGGCACACGCTGTTCACGTGCGGCCGGCTCGGGCCTGTAGGTCCGCTCCGGCGGCGGTCGGTCCTCTACTGGGTGGGCTGTATGTGCGACACGGGCGCTGTCGAGCTTGTGCTGTAGCTCCTTCTCGGACCACGGCGGCCGACAGCGTGCGCTGTAGTCGACGAGGATGGTCCACGCCTCGCTGTCGTTGAGCCCAAAGTCCTGCACAAGCTTGCGGGCAACCGCGAACGTGGCGTCGTGTCCACCCGAGCCCGAGATGGCCTCTGGCATGGTGTCGACATACGCTTGGGCACGCGCAAACACATTACGACCGCCGCTCTTCAGGGGGGCACAAGAAGCCCGCGGCTGCGGTTGCTGCACGGGGAACCCAAGCCACGCGACCATCTTGGCAAAGAAGTCGGAACGAGCTTTCTCCCACGCCTTCCTCTCCTTCTCTTCGACGCGCTCGGGTAGGCGCGGTAGCGCCAACGCTTCACGCCACGCTGCCGGATCGATCGATGGAGCATCCAGGTTGACGGTCCCTGCCATGGGAGTCAGGAACGCTTCGATCTTCGCGTCGCTCCACTCGGCTGCTCGGAGTGTACTGACGAAGATGTCAGCCGCTTCGGGTCGCCAGTAACGCAGGAGCATGCACCCGGCGGCGATCCCGGCGACGGTGCGCTCCAAGGTGGCTCGGGAGCACTCGGTGAACGGAACCTCAGGGTTGTCCCATGCGATTAGTTCCCCCGTGTCCTTGTGCGTGGAGCCCGGAAGTACGGTTTGGCCGCCGTTGGAGCGCAGTTCAAGGAGCTTGCTCTTGCGCTTCTCGTGCTTCGCGATCGGATCGTCGAATCCCCGAGTTCCCTCTCCGTTTAGGTCGAACGATCGATAGAGGTAGTGCGACGTCGGATTGGTGGCGCGACCGAACGTGCGCGTCTCGGGGAGCCAGAGGCTAGCGAGACTGAGAGCTTCGGGGCAGTCGAGGTCTACATCCTGAAGGTTGCCGCTGGCGGCGCCTAGGATGCCCCCTACGTTGCTTGGCGAGCCGTTAAAGAACTGACTGACGTTCTCCTCGGTGATAACGAGGGTCAGCCAGTTGTCGATAACGGGGCCCTTTTGGCGGTATGGAATTGGAACGGGGCGGATGCCCTCGCGGATGTGTCCGCGGACGATCTCGATCACGCCCCGATCTCGTACTCAGACTCGTCGTTGAATGCGTCTTCGTCGGTTCTGTCCCACGCTCCAGCGTGGTCAGCTTCTTGATCGAGCCGCGAAACACCGTCCCATGCCGGCAGCTTGCGGAGATTGTCTTTGGCTGGCTCTTTGGGTTCCTCGTTGCTGCCTGTCTCGATTTCGCCGCTTTGAAGAGAATGCTCCGCCATGGGACTTACTCCTTTTTCCGGCACGCAAGAGGAGACCGCAGGCGCGGTGATGTTGAAGTTCGCGCGCCGCTTCCCTCACCTACGGTCCCCACTCTCGTGCCGGACCCCACTCGGCCATCACAACCGAGCGAACGATCGGTTTCGCATTTTGCCAGTGGGTCCGCAAGCCGGAAACTTGATCGGTGGGTTGATGAAGGGCGAAACACGCGGGAACAACGGTGAAAAAATCGGTGCGCCTGAAGAAAAATGCCACTGGTGGTGAACAACGGCCACCGGAGCTGATCCACTAGGAATAGTGGTGGTGCCAAAACCGACCACTACGCTCACGCTCCCAAAAATCGATCACTACGCCTACGCTCCGAAATCGATCACTACGCCTACGCTCCGAAATCGATCACTACGCCTACGCCAAAAATCGATCGCTATGCCTACGCCACGAAATCGATCACTACGTCCACGCCTCCGCAGCGACCTTACCCCGCGTGACCTTTGCGAGATGAGCTTTCATGAGCTTGGACGGTGCGCGCTTCCCACGGCGAAGCCGCGAGAGGTGGCTCTCGCTGACGTCGTTCTCCTTGGCCCAGGCTCGAACATCGCCGATTTCCTCGAGAAAGGCGTCGAGAAGTTGGGCTCCCGAAATTTTCTTGCTGGGCATGGTCGATTTGTACTTCAAGAATATTGACTCGGGCAAGCACGTTCGGTAGACCTCTGATCTCGCCGCATGCCCGTGGCGTCAAATGAACCGTCGAGGAGGACCAGATGACCGGAGTACACGCCGAACGATCCGGGCGCGTAGAGTCGCGAAGAGTCGCCGTATCCACGGACGGAAGAGACTCGACCCCAAGCACATTCGAGCGGCTAGGGAGTTGCGCGAGAAGTACAGGATCTTGTCGCGCGGGGATGTTCGGCGCGCGTGGCATCGGGAGTAGTTGGCGACGCGTTCGTAACTGGTGCGCTTGCGTGAACATAACGAAGGTCACCGGGTTTGTTGCGCCGAAGCAGTGGTGGAAGCTGTGAAGCAAGCCGTAAGGCAAGGATGGAAATCTTGAATCTCTCTACGGTGCTGATTTGCGATAGTGAAACAACGGGACTCCCCGACGATCCGAACGTTCGTCTTATCGAGGCAGCGGCTGTTTGGTGGTCGATCGACCTCGGCGTGACGCTGGCGAATTGGAGCGAGTTGGTTGAGGGGTCAACCAATGAAGCCGAGAAGATCAACAAGATTCCTGCGGCAGCTTTGGTTCACGGGCTTCCACGTGAATACGCGCTCGAGGGGCTCAAGAGCCGCGCCGCGCGTGCCGACGTGATCATCGCGCACCGCAAGGAGTTTGACATGTTCTTTCTCGGGGACCTTGGCCGTCCCTGGATTTGCTCGAAGAACGAGATCGAGTGGGGTCCCGACGTCGAGCCTGGTTCGTCGCTCCTCTACACGGCTGCCGGCCTCGGCGTCCCCATCATCACGCAGCACAGAGCATTGACGGACTGCCTCTTGCTCGCGGAGTGCTTCACGCGCATCTGGCATCGCTCGGGCACCGATGGTGTGCGGGAGATGCTCCGGCTCGCTCAACGCCCGCGTAGCCGCTGCGTCGCGCAGCTTCCCTACGAGCGCAAGGACGAGGCGAAGACGCTCAAGTTCCGTTGGAATCCAGGCATGAAGAGCTGGTGGAAGGACGTCGTAGACGAGGAGATCACGAAGCTACCGTTCCAGGTGCGGCGGGTGCCGCCGGAGAGTGCGGAGTATGTTGGGTTGGCGAAGGGGTGATGATGATGCCGGAGAGTTTCTGGTGTGACGTTTGTAGTCACGAATGGGAGGAAGTTTGCCATCCGTTCGGTCCATTTCCAGATCGCTGTCCGGCTTGTGGGGTCCTTCGCGCGCGTGGGAACTGTACGTGTACTGATCCGAGGATGTGTCCAATGTGTGGTCTGCCACCGGATCGCGAAGTCATGACGTGGGAGTGGGCGAAGTGTTCCGTTGGTGATTGCAATGAAGAGGTAACGGTGTCTGGTCTGTGTGTTGCACACCGTGTTGTCTTTCGTGTTGGCGAAGAGGTGATGGTGATTCGCACCCAAAAGACACATACGGTTACGGCAGTCACGCCTGGGTCGCCGGCATCTTCTTATGTGCTGGATAACGGAACTGGGTACTGGGATTTTGAGCTGATGAAGCACGTGCATGGGTCGGTGGAGTACAAGGGGCTCGCAAAATCATGAAAGACTTTCCGAAAGAGTCGCCGGAGACACCGTATGGGTCAACGGAGAGACAGGTCTCCTAGGCCGCTTCGGCACCATGGGGATCGACGTCCACCGTCCGATGGACGAACAGCAGGAGAAGGGCGAGTGTCTGTACTGCACCCATGAACCAGTGACTCGTGCCGACTGGGATGTGTTCGTGGCGAAGATGAAAGAGCACCTTGGGATCACGGTGCCCAAGCGATACCTGCCCAAGAGGTTTCGGTTATGAACACCCAGCTTGTGTGCGAAACCCAGCCCGTCTGCCGATGCACCGGCGCAGACGGCAGCGGCGAGTACGACGGATACTCGTGCGACTGCGTCGCAGACGAGAGAACTGGTGTCTGCGTGCACTGCCGTGAACCGATGGTCGTCATTGACGCGGATACTGGCGCCGTGATGGGAAGCGGGGTCGTCAACTGATGAATCTCTTCGACCTCCCCCTCCCCGCCCTGGCGCCCCCGAAGGCATCTGTTGGCATTCGGCGCGTCTCACACTCTGAGATCGTTTCCTTCCTCACGTGCAACCGCCTCCACTACTTCAACTACCGGCTGCGACGCGAGCCCCGCACGACGGCAGAGCCGCTCCTCGTGGGTCGCCGTGTGGAGAGCATCATCAAACGAATCTGGCTCGGCGAGAGCCCCGATCTCTCGGAGCTGCCGCCAGAGGAACGAGCACTCTGCAAGGCGTACCCGATCTGGTGGCGCCACCACTCGCTGCGTGTGAAGCGTGTGGATATCCAGTTCCAGGTCCAGATCGGGGACGTCCTCTACATTGGCGAGTTCGACGGCGATGGCGTGGACAAGAACGAAGAAATCATTGTCGAGCTGAAAACGACGTCAGAAGAAATTGGGCCTGGTGCGGCGTACTGGCGGCGCGTCGCGCAAGTGGACCCGCAGGTGACGACGTACCTCATGGCGGCTCGCGCCCAGGGGCGCAAGATCCGGCGTGTCGTCTATGACGTGATCCGCAAGACGGGGCTGGAGCGTGCCAAGGCGACGCCGCTCGACAAGCGTAAGTACACGAAGGTGACGAAGGCAGAGCCAGTCGCGCGGCTCTACGCAAACATGCGAGAGAACGACGAGACCGACGATGAGTACGAGCTGCGTGTGCTCGAAGACATCGTTGAGAAGCCCGAGAGGTATTTCCAGCGGCAGGACATCGTGCGCTACGAGGACGAGCACCAAGCGCACATGCGCGACGTCGCAGGGAACGTGCGGCTCATGCAGCTCGTCGAGACGATGCCGGAGGCGCCTAGGAACGTGAACTCCTGCTTCAAATGGGGTAGAATTTGTCCCTACCTGCCCGTTTGTCTGGGCGAAGACAGGATCGACAACAATACCCTCTACCAAGACCGGGTTCGTCGAACGAAATCCACGACGGACTCGAACAACGCAACGAACAACCAAGCGCGCCAAGAGAGGGACGTGCAGCAAAAACGGTAAGAGGACACCGACGTACGTCTCATGGTGCGCGATGCTCCTTCGTTGTTCCGAGATGGCAACGGGTAAGGAGCGCAAATACTACTTCGATCGCGGCATTCGAGTTTGTAAACAGTGGCTCTGTTTCGACAACTTCTTGGCTGACATGGGGGAGATGCCGCCTGGAACCACTATCGATCGATACCCAGACAGGAACGGAAACTACGAGCCTGGGAATGTGCGGTGGGCTGACAAGTACGCACAGAACAGAAATACGCGTGGAAATCGCGTCGTGACCTTTCGTGGTAAGTCGCAAACGGTTACCGAGTGGGCCAACGAATTAGGGTGTAACCCACAGACTGTTTTTCAAAGACTGAGGAAGTGGTCAGGTGCTCGCGCTGTCTCTGCCAAGGTGGCTCCAAGGAACAAGGAACTCATCACATTCAGAGGGAAGAGTCAGCCAGTTACCGCGTGGGCGAGAGAGCTGGGTATTCACTATGTCGTTCTCGGTTCGCGTCTAAAGCGAGGTTGGTCTGTTGAGAGAGCAATGACGGAAGGGGTCGTACACAGGGATTTAGAAGGTGCTGCTCAAGCGCGGGCGAATGGGATCCCGTCGGCCACGTTTTACGGGCGACTTAGAAAGGGATGGTCACGAGAGCAGGCAATGTCAGAGCCACAGAGACGTGGTCTAGCCCTTCCTGGGGCTGTTGACCGAAGAAAGAATGGCGCAAGCCAGGGAGACTGATCATGGGTAAGCCGGTCAAGGTGAAGTCGGAGAAGAAGCACACGCGAGCACAGGCCGAGAAGGCGCTGTCCGCGGGCGCCGACCCGTCTCTGTTCGCGAACCACGCGAACATCCATGTGCTCAAGAAGTCGTGGGTGAGGATGGGGCGTCCCGAGCATCACGCTTACGTCGACAGGGTCAAGGCCAAGGAGAAGGAGAAGTCATGAGCACAGGAAACGGAACGGTTGCGGCGCCTCCGGCGGCCGCAGGAACGGCCGCACCGCCGGCTACGGTTGCGGCCCAGCCGACCGCAGGGTGGCAGTCTAAGATCGTCGGCGGCCTCACGCGCCACGGCCTCAAGGCGCTTTTTTTCGGCCCCCCAGGGGTTGGAAAAACGAGCCTCGTCAAGGGTGCACCGAAGCCGATCCTGATCGACTACGACAAGGGCGCCAACCAGACGGGCCTCGACCGCATCCCTGGGCCAACCAACTGGCCCGACGCGCTGGCGCTCTTCCGCGCCATCGTGGCAGATCCGCGGGGCTACAAGAGCATCGCTGTCGACACGCTCGATCCGCTCGAAGATCTCGCGATCGTGCATGTGTGCCGACAGGCTGGCAAGAAGTCGCTCGCGGAGATCGGCGGGTTCGGCGCGGGTTACGACGCGCTCAAGAACGAGTGGAGGCTCCTACTCTCGACGCTCGAAGTAGCGAGCGAGAACGGGATGAACGTGATCCTTCTTTCCCACTCGATCGTGCGCCAGACGTCTGACCCCCAGCTCGGGCCGTACGAAGTCTTCACGACGAACCTCCAGAAGAAGACCTGGGCCCTCACGTCGAGGTGGTGTGATCTCGTCGGGTTCTGCGCCTTCGAGACTTCGCGCATCAAGGACGAGAAGCGCGCCATCAACACTGGGCAACGCCTGCTGCTCACGACCGCGGGAACGGGCTACCTCGCCAAGGAGCGTTTCGCGCTCCCTCGCTCGATGCCGCTGTCGTGGGAGGTGCTCGATACCGCGATCCAGCGCTTCTACAACAACACCAAGCCCGAAGACGTCATCGTGCGTATCCGCGCCATGGCGAAGGGCACCTTCGAGGCTCCCGCAGAGGCTTTCATCGCGGACGCTCAGGGTGACATCCGCCGGCTTCTTCAGGTGGAGGGTGCGCTCAAGGAGAAGCTCGCGGAGGTGGCGAGGGAGGCGGCGGAGAACGCGAAGGAGGGGGCGACCGCGGTATGAAAATCACAGTTACCAGGAATGAGAAAGCGCTCGTAATCGACGCGCTTGCGTATTGGCGAGGCTGTATTTCGCAGATACCGAAAGCTGGTACGCACACCAAGTCTCTTATTCAAGAGCTTACCAACCTGCTTGATAAGTTGCAGCCAACGCCAGGAGCTAAGTGAAAAATGGGCCTCCACGGAGGCCCGCCGCAACCGTTCGTCAGGGGTGGGGTTCGACTCCCCATAGGTCAGGGACTAGAGCCGGCCGGTGTCGGCCCCTGACTCAGCTTTTGACGAACGGTTACGGCGGCTCTCTTACGGAGGCCCGTCGCAACCGTCCGTCGAACCCCTAGCCAACTGGCTACGCGAAACATTTCGACGGACGGTTGCGGCGGTACGAACGAAGCGGTGTGGCCCCGAGCCGGTCGGGGCGAAACAGAAGAAGGAGAGACGAATGATCCCCGAAGGAAATTACCTGGCTCGCGGCACGTCGATGTCAGAGGGTAAGTCGAAGGACAAGGGCACCCCAGGTATCACCGTGGTGTTCTCGATCACGCAGGAAGGCCCCCAGAAGGGGCAAATGCTCGAGTGGAACGGGTGGATGACGGAGAAGTCCGAAGGTCGGACCGCCGAGAGCATTGCTCTCTGTGGATGGGATGGAACGGACCCGAAGACCGTTGGCGCCAGGGAAGTATTGCTTGTCGTCGAGCACGAGCCCATCCCGCCGGATCCGAACAAGCCCGTTGATCCCAACGCGCCGCCACGCAAGCGCGCCAAGGTCGCGTGGGTCAACGATCCGGCTCGTGGCGGCATGGGCATGGTCCCACTCGAGGGAGCCGAGCGTGAGCAAGTAATGTCCCGGCTCCGCGGACTCGTCTTCGCGAAACGCGAGGAGATGGCGAAGAAGGCAGCAGCGAGCGGCGACGCCGGTTCGTTCAACTACGGTGCGAATGCCAACGGGACTGGAGCTGGTGCGCCGCCGCCAGCGCAGCAGCCGCCTCCGTGGCCCCCGAGGGCGAAGATGTTCTGAGTCTTTGGGGAGAACCAGCCCGTGGACGCGACAACGCGAGTGGATGGTAGCTCGTCCAAAATGATTGAGCTTCGTCCCTACCAGCAAAGAACCATCGACACGTGCCGCAAGCACGCGGCCGATGGCTACACGCGCATCCTGGTGGTGGCCCCGACCGGGGCGGGGAAGGCATGCATTGCGGCGGCGATCATGCATTCCGCGCTCCGCAACTTCGGGGCACGCTCGCTCCTGTTTGTACACAGGCGCGAGGTTATCGATCATGTGGTGCGGCAGCTCGATCGCTTCGGCGTGATCGAGGTGGGCGTCATGCGAGCCAATGACGAGCGAACCGATCCCAAGCAACCGATCCAGATCGCGAGCACGGCAACGCTAGTGAGACGCGATCTTCCTGCTGCTGACATCGTGATTGTCGATGAATGTCACTGGGCACCCAACACCACTCTGGCGATCCTGAAAGCATTTCCTACTGCCACAGTGTTTGGTCTTACAGCAACTCCGGTTCCAGCTGGAGGTGGAACGCTTGGTGGGGATCTCTTCCAGATTATCGCTTGTTCGGCGACGTACAAGGAACTCATCGCCGCGGGCTGGATTGCGGAACCTATTCTTTGGGGTATTGAGCGCCAGGTAGATCTCTCTGCGGTCGCTACGACCGCGGGTGACTTCGACATGGGTGGGCTTGAGCACGCGATGGATCAGCCTCAGGTGACTGGGAACATCGTCGAGACCTGGCTTCAGCGTGCCGAGGGGCGCCGAACAATTTGTTTTGCAAGTGGAATCAAACACTCGCTTTCAATCGTCGAGCGATTTCAACAAGCTGGTGTACGAGCTGGACATCTCGATGGAACCACACCGGAGGACGAACGAGATCGGTTGTTTGCTGCGCTTGACTCTGGCGAACTCCAGGTCTTGTCTAACGTGGATGTTGCCAGTGAGGGGTGGGATCAACCGAGCGTGAAGTGCATGATCGGAGCACGGCCGACGCTGTCCTTGACCAAGCACATGCAGCAGTCGGGGCGCATTTTGCGGCCTTGGAACGGCGTACGGCCCATCATTTTGGATCACGCTGGCAACATCGATCGCCACGGTGCTCCTCATCTCGATCGTACCTGGAGCCTGGAGGCTGCTCCACGGCTCGTCGAGAAGAATCCTTACAGAATGTGTCCGCGCTGCTATGCCTACGTCCGTGAGCGGTCAACTTGTGAGCTGTGTGGATTCACGGCTCCCGTAGAAGAGCGTCCCGCCGTGCGCGAGAACGTCGCCCCAATTCTCGTCGAGAAGAAACAAGAGGATGTTCGGCGCGCCGACTTCATTGCGCTCGTTCAGACCGCGAGTGCTCGTGGATTCAAACCTGGGTACGCGAGCGCGAAATACAAAGAGAAACACGGAGACTGGCCACCGCGCTCATGGGGTGAGGAAGCCAAACGGATGTTCGCAACGGATACGGCCTGGCAATTCCGCCAGGCAAAGCGGGAGAACGAGCGGGCGTACTGGCAAGGGCAGAAGCAGCAGGATAGTGAGCCGATTGCGCCGGAAGATGCGTTTGGGGGGTGGCTGAAACCTGGACCTGGAGGATGACTATGAGCGCATCAAGTTCACGGTACAACGAGAAGATGGGTCACGAAGTGGGTGTGCCAGAGATGTCATAAGGCTATTGCTAACGGATATTATGTCGAAGGGAATCTCTTTAGCGCTATGCGTCAGCCTCGTTTTCACGAAAAAATACATGTCTGTGCGACCTGTATGCCCACCGCGATCCAGGCTATGACGTTGGCCATAGATAAGGAAATCCATGCGCTCATGGATCCGTGGGTGCAGCTACCAGATTACGACGTAACTGAAGATCAACCAGAGCATGTAGGCAATATGGAGCTTCGGGTTGGATGGGGAATCCCTGAAGAAGAAATAGAACGACGTAATGCCAGACGACTTGGGTTCACGCCCGACGGATATCCAATTTTCGCCGACGCGGACGTCAAAACCACGGATAAATAGGGGTGTACCGATGCTGGACGAGGGATTGTACGCGCAGTCGTTTGAAGAGTGGCGGAAGCGCACGAACGGTTCGAGGGAGGAATGGCGGCGTGTCTGCGCGTCCCTCTGGGCCAAGATCAAAGTGCAACCGCACTACCATGCGGGGCGTGCGTGCCGCGAGGTGAAGTGTGAGTTGTATCCGAACGGATAAGGAGACAGTCATGAAGATCGTAATCAAGCAGGTCGAGCTTCAGAGGTTGATGTCAGAGTTTGCGGCACGGACGATCCGGCAATCGTTTGAGTCGCACTCACCGTACTCACCGTATCCAGTGGTGCAAACACCGGAAGCCAAGGTGACTTTCAGCGGAGATCCGCAAGACGGTTCTCTGACGGTGACTCTCGAAGTCGATCCGCCCCGGAAGACGCACGGGTGAAACATGGAGCCGGTAAGATGTTTCGAAACAACGAAAGGACAAGACCTATGGTGCTCATAGAGGGTGAAGGTACGATTGTCGGCGACGATCTCGTCATGAAAGAGAACGGCAAGAAGCAGGTACGCGTGTACGTGCATTTCTGGCCGAAGGCAGGAACCCGCGCTCACGCGCTGGAGATGGACGCTGCTACGTTCAAGGCACTCTACGAGCTGCGCATGCAACAGCCGCTTCCCGGCTCGGTTCTGCGTGTTACCAAGGGCGTCGTGAAGTTCGACGGCGAGATGGTGACGGTACCGGAGGGGCTCGTGCTCGTCGACCTCAAGGCGATCGCACGCATCCGAACGATGGCGGAGGGGCAGTTCGGGCCGGACGGTACGTCGTACGAGGCAAAGGCTCTGAAGTACATTACGGAGGCGGAAGGGGACACGCTCGGCCTCGTCCAGATCGCCGAAGCGCTTGCGGGCGCCCTGGCAGCACGGAGCACGGAGCCGGGGCAGACGGCGGCGTCGCCGTCGTGAACGAGCCGGCTGCCATGCTGGAGAACATCGTGCTCCTCTGCGGCAAGATCTTCGCAGACCACGAAGAGAATGAGCGTGTTCTTGTCGATGATCTCGTCGAACTTCGCGATAAGATCAACGAGTTGCGGCAGACGATTGGGAGCGGGAATGGTCCTGGGTACAAGGCGGTGCCGAAGCTCGTGCGGCCGGAAAAGGGGTAACGTTCATGCGAGAAATGAGGCTCGTAGAAGATGTGGTCGTCCAGGCGTCCACAAATGCTCGGATGAACAATCCAACCTTCAAGGTTGTACGCCATCATCGAAACGTGGCGCGTCATCGATACTGACAACTTCGGCGGCGACTACCCCAACGAGAGCTTCGTCGCCGTTGGAATCAAGACCGAGGCGGAAGCGCAGCGATACGCCGACGCGGCCAACAAGCAGATGGGAGAACATGCGCTACGCTTTCTGAAGGTCGTGAAGCACATCGAGATCGGTTACTCGTTGGCGCCTGGGTTCGAGCCGTGAACAAACATCCGAAAGGTTGGGAATGCGATGCACCAAGCTTGATGGCTATGGATGTGGCGTCGTTGAGTGCCTTTATTCGCAAGACGATCGACATGGCTCTGCGCGAATCAGATAAGGGACGCCCGTACTCTGACGGGTGGTCAGAAGATCATCTGTGGCGCGGTTCATCTGGTTCATCCGGTTACTGCACAGCGCACAACGAGGGTTTGTACTGTTGTCTCGATCCTGATCACGAGGCATACGATAAGCTACTTGACTATTTGACTGAGCGTTTCGTGCGTGCGCTTGTGGGATCCGAATTTACGCCACTCGCGGTTGATGAATGTGGGCGCTAGGAGGCGTACCGTGTGCGATCTCTTGTCGCCAACGCGGAATACCGCAACCGGAGAAGGATGACGATGGGACGACCGAGACGTAGACGCCTAGCCAGACTCCGAAGGAAGACGCGTGGAGTTCAGCGGTTTCTCGACGCGATAGCGAAGGCTTTTCTTCCTGTGATCACGAACGCCGGAAACGAAGACGCACCCGCCTGCCTCACGAGGAGGGAACCGTGACTGAACACGATTCCGTGAACCACCCGCGCCACTATACGTCCCACCCCAGTGGCGTGGAGTGTATCGACATCGCAGAGCACATGACGTTTAACCTGGGCAACGCGGTCAAATACGTATGGCGCGCGGGGGAGAAGGGTGATCGTCTGGAAGACTTGAAGAAAGCTC